AATTTGGTTTAAGTTCGATCAAATAATGCTTTACAAGAAACTTAATACCGCCTGCCATAATACCGACTATAGTCAGAACACTTAATACTAATGCTACCCAGTCTTGTAACGTCATGTAATCTCCGGAAGTTGTAGTGACAATGTGTAAACTATGGCGTATAAAATACACCGTGTAATGCTAAACTATGATCATAGTAAGAAGGAGATCATTGATTGAGTAAAAAATTAAGAATATTTGCAGCCTTCCTGATGTCAACAGGTTGGCTTTTTGTTGTACCAACAGAGGCGCATGCAGCAGAGGGCTTGACTGCTCAAGTGTATAATGTACTGGGTCAGAACAATGCGCCTTATATTCCTCAAGGAGCATCCCCTATACTAACAACAAATGTACCAAACATTAACTTTCAATGGGGTTCCGGCAGTGTTCTTGGGGGACCATCAGAAGATGTAATTGTCGTATTTACGGGGTCAATACGTAGCGACGTTACCCAAAACATATCCTTTTTGGCAATAGCAGACGATGGAACTAGACTTTATATTGATGGTGCGTTAGTAACAGACGACTGGTTTGATAAGGGTGGAGGGGGAACGACAAGTTCTCCAATACCCTTTACAGCAGGAGTTACAAAATCTATACAGCTAATGTATTATGAAAATGGCGGTGGAGCAAACGTATTTTTGCACTGGGATCAATCTGGGTCTATGGACATTATTCCAGCGTCAGCATTTACCTCCCAAGCAGCACCAGTAGCTAAAACAATAGGGGCACCAAGAAATCTTACAGTCGTTGATGGTGCAACAGCAACTGTCTTGACTTGGGAGGCTCCCAATACTGGCAACACTCAGCCAGAAAGATATGCTATTTCTTTTAGCGCCGATGGCGGTGGCTGGGGTATTGCAACAGGAAATGTTGGAGATGCCAATGCTCTTAATACAACTATAACAATTCCCCATTCAACATTAGAACAACTAAAGCCAAGTGGTACTGTTTGGTCCTTTAGTATTAGATCAGACAATGACACTTTGGCTCTTTATTCTGAAAGTTCAAATGTTGTAACTCTTAAAATTGGAAAGACCGCAGAAGAGATTGCCGCAGAAGCAGCAGCCGCACAAGCTGCCATTGATGCGGAGAATGCGAGACTTGCAGCAATTGCTGCAGAAGCTGCCAGAGTTGCTGAAATAGCAAGATTGGCAGAAGTTGCTAGACTAGCAGAAATTGCTAGACTTGAAAGAGAGGCTGCCGCATTGTTAGCAGCCCAACAAGAGGCAGCACGTTTAGCGGCAGAACAAGAAGCAGCAAGACTTGCAGAATTAGAACGTCAACGTTTAGCAGCAATAGAAGCTGCACGTATTGCGGCGGAACAAGAGGCAGCACGCTTAGCAGCTATTGCAGCGGCAGAAGCAGAAGCGGCACGGCAAGCGGCAATTGCTGAAGCAGCACGAATTGAGGCAGAGCGACAAGCAGCTATTGCAGCAGAGAACGCCCGATTAGCTGAAATTGCTCGCCTAGCAGCAATTGCTGAAGCGGCTCGCGTTGAGGCAGAGAGAGTAGAGCAAGAGCGTCTTAATGAACTAGCAAGAATTGCAGCTGAAAAAGCAGAAGCAGATCGTATAGCAGCTGAAAAAGCTGCTGCTGAAGCAGAAGCTGCACGTATTGCTGCAGAAGAAGCAGCAGCTAAAGCTGAAGCTGAGCGCATTGCTGCCGAGGAGGCAGCAGCTAAAGCTGAAGCCGATAGAATAGCGGCAGAAGAAGCAGCAGCTAAAGCTGAAGCTGAGAGACTTGCGGCAGAAGCAGAGGCAAAAGCTAAAGCAGAAGAGGACGCAAGACTAGAGGCTGAAAGAATTGCTGCAGAAGAGGCGGCAGCAAAGGCAGAAGCGGACCGAATTGCAGCCGAAGAAGCGGCAGAAAAAGCAGAGGCCGACAGAATCGCAGCTGAAGAAGCCGCTGCTAAAGCTGAGGCTGACAGACTTGCTGCAGAAGAAGCAGCTGCGGAAGCCGAAGCTAATAAGTTAGAAGCAGAAGCAAAGGCAGAGGCAGAGCGTTTAGCGGCTGAGGAAGCTGCAGAAGAAAAAGCTCTAGAAGATGCCGCTGAAGCCGGAACTTTGACTGAAGAACAAAAAGAGATTGTTGTAGACAAATTAATTGAGAATCTTGCTCCTGGTGAGGCCCTTACTGCAGAGGATATACAAGAGGCTGGTATTGAGTATAAGGATCTTCCACCAGAGACTCCTGTCGAGGTTAGGCAGGATGAAAATGGAAATGAAGTTATAATTACAGCAGACGTTGCTGCAGCCCTTGTATTATTAGAGAACCCTGCAGAATTAATTGGCGCAATATTTGATGACCCTAGTCAAGCCCTTCAAGCACTCGGAAGTATCGGTGCGGATATGAGCACACAAGAACGTGAAGAAGCAACCGATATGGTTGTTGCAACAGTTATTGCAGCAGGAGCTGCGATGAACGCTGTTGCTGCAGCGGCAGGAACTACAGGTGGAACCACATCCGGTGGATCTACAGGTGGTGGGGGCGGAGGAGGAGGCGGAGGCGCCTCTGGACAATCAGGATACAGGAGAAAACCGTGAGAGTACTAAGAGATATGGTTGACCAACTATGGACATTGTTAGGCATGTTTATTGCCTGGGTTGTTCTTGATGGGTCTGCAAAGACCGTAGTTGGTTACGCAATCATAGGAACACTATTTGCATGGGCAGTTACTTATCCTCTACGTAACCCAAAGGATGAAGAATGAAATCAATCGGAAATATTTTATTGAGAATCATAGCTGTATTTGCAGCTAGTGGTTTATCAGTTATTGGTGCTGGTGCTATTGCAGGTGTAGACACACTTACAGCAGTAACAGTTGCCGGACTTACAGCCGTCGCAGCAGTCGTAGAAAAACTAGCTCGTGGCTTTATGAATGACGGAAAGCTAGATCTAGAAGAGATTAACTCAGCGTTCTCTGCAGTTGATACTAAGGCTAAGACTGAGTCTGACCTAAAGGTTGAAGCTAAGCAGAACGGTACAGATATTTTAATCAGTTCAGCAGGCGCTGTTTCTTACGCAACAGCAGTTGCAACTAAGCCTGAGGGCGAAGTACCCGCAGAACAACCAGTTGACGAAGATTGGGACAAAGACTAATGGCAGATAAAGGAACAGCAGCTAAACTCATTGAAGTTGCTACAGCAGAGCTAGGTACCATCGAAGGTCCTAAAGATAATGAAACAAAGTACGGTGCTTACACAAAGGCTAACTTTCAGCCATGGTGTGGTTCTTTCGTAAACTGGTGCGCTAACGAAGCTGGAGTAAAGGTACCTAATACCGTTTACACACCAGGTGGTGCAGCAGCATTTAAGAAAGCCAAAGCTTGGATTGATGGAGACATTGCAGACCCAGATGCTGGAGATATCGCCTATTTTGATTTCCCATCAGATGGTGTAGACCGTATCTCTCACGTTGGAATTGTTATCAAGGACAACGGTGATGGAACTGTTTGGTGTATTGAAGGAAACACAAGCCCAGATGAAAAAGGAAGCCAGCGAAATGGCGGACAGGTTTCAAAGAAGCTTCGTGCCTACAAGAAGAACCCTAAGAAGGTTCAAATTTCTATCGTAGGTTTTGGTCGCCCTAAGTTTACTGGAGCTGTTACAGCACCTGCTGCCCCAGCTAAGTGCCCTACTTGCGGTAAGTAATTACAAATAAGAAAGCCCCCCAATTACGGGGGGCTTTTTTATTGGCCTGATGGCTAGGTAAAGTGCAGAACAAGTTACGCTAGTGGAGTACCAAACTTATCAACCGTTGAGTGAATCTCTTCACCACGGTACATTGTCTTACCTTTATGGATATGAACTTGGTCAAAGTGGAAGCTATCATCATCCCCGTCTTTGTAGAAGATAACGCTTACACCCTGTTGCCAATTTTCAAAATACTGTAGTGCTTGCCCCTTAACATCAATACCACCTTTAACAGATGGGACAGCTCCATCCACTCGGCAGAGGCATCCAGGTGAAAAAGAGACACTCTTAATTGCCTGATCACGATCAAATACCGTCTTACTCTGTTGTTCCATACGATGTGTATGGCCAAAGAGCGTGGAAATATTCGGATTTGAATTTGCGTATTGCGCAGCCGTAGAGCCAGAAGAGTTAGCCCTGTCACCGTGCATAGCACGAAGACGCTTGTTAATCCAATGCGCAGCAGCTGGGTATCCATCGATGAACTCAACTCCCAACTCATCGCAACGTAGTAAGTTTTGTAGGCTTAGCACAGGCCAAGCATCTGGAATGTTTGCTACTTTAATACCGTAAGCAGCAGCAGCGTTAGTGTTAATAAAGCGATTGAGACGCTTGTCATGATTACCTTCAAGAAGGATAATTCTCGCATCCACGCCGGCATTAGCACGCTGCTCAGCAAGAAAACGATGACCACGATTAATAGCAAGCTGGGCAGTGTGAGCAAAATTAGTCTCCTGTTCGTAGGTTCCGTACATAGGGAGATCTAAGAAGTCTCCCAAGTTAATAACTTGTGTAAGAGGATGACCGTGATCTAGATCTACGATCTGTAAAGCTACATCCATAGCAGCCTCATCATGAAATGGGTCTAACGTGCCATCTTCATATTTGCGATAACCAATCTGTGGATCGGGTAACGCAACAGCAACTTTCCAGTCACTGCTTATAAGACCTGTTGTACGAATCTTTGGCTGTATCACTACAGGCTCTGCATGTTGTACAGGTTGCCAGGCCGGTCCTTCGCTCCATTTTGGAGAAAGGATAATCTTTGTATCGTCAGGGTTGTTAGATAGGCTAACCTTGCTAACCTTACCAACATCTTCTGCAGTTAATCCGTTGTTCTTTAGCAGCTTCTCAATAGAATTTAATGCTGAGTCTGCTTTGGCATTATTGTATGCATCTTCTAGCGACATGAACAGTTCCCATTTCTGTGCTCTTTGAGCGACGTTATACCGAATGTTGCACCTGCAGATTTGTACAAACTATGAAGGCTTCTAGTTGAGAAATCGTCATCGTTTAAAGAATTTTCAAAAGCTGTGCGATTGTTTTCGTCAAGGGAAATAGACCAGGCACCAACTACACATTTGCCTGCTACAAAGGTATTTTTTTCTTTTGCTTCACTATACAAAGCATCTAAACTCATTGCGCCTCCAAAGTAAATAATAGAGGCTTAAATTAATAAGCCTCTATTATTATTCTACTACAATTTAGTAAGAAGTGCCAACTCCTTGGCCAAAGCTTTGTGTGCTTCGAACCACTGATGGTGACACGATACGTCCATTAGCCTGTGTTAAACCTGCTGCTGGATCTGTAGGCTTCATGTAAGAAGCCTTGATTGAATACGCACCGCCCTTGCGTTCTCCACCAGGTGCAATAGGCTCGTTTACACGATTTGCCTTTGTTCCCATAGCGGTTGGGTCGCCAGCTGCAGTGTTCTTCTTAGGTACAAGAGTACCTGCCTCTGGTGAAGCAGAAGGAGAAGTAAACTTAATTCCTTCTTTACCCATTGGGGTACGACCTTGTGCGGCCATACCTGCTAGAGCTGCGTCTTGATCTGATTTTGCCATTTTGATACCTAACTGTTAGAGATCTCTCGGTATAAATGATATATTAATTTACTGAGATAGTAAAGACTATCGCAGAAATACTGCCATCACGAGACTCTACTGTGGTGAAGCCTGGTCTGCATGTCAGATCCAGTCCTCTTGGGGCCACATAGCCTCTTGCAATTGCAATTGCCTTTACTGCCTGATTTACTGCAGATGCTCCTACAGCCCGCAGTTTAACCTGCGGCTTTTCATATAGAGCGTGTGCAATAGCTGATCCTACGGCTTGTGCATTAGATCCGGCACTTACACGTAAGAATTGTTCTTCTTGTTCTTGTTCGGTCACGGTTTGTAGTCCTTTAGGTTCGATTTATGATCGCCCACCTAATAGACTATATTACGGTGTATCTCCGTATCCCGCTGCCCTAAGTAGAGAAACAAAATCTTCTAGTCTAAGGAGTGTCACCCATTCCCCAATAGAGGCCTCTCCCTGCCCGTTTAAGCGCAGTACAGCTACAGGTAAGTCTTTTCCATTATGACGTTCCTTTAACTGCTTTATTACGGCGCTAGGATTAAAATCCTTACGTGCTTTTACTTCCCAGTCAATCCCGATTGTTCCAGTAACATCAGTACCACTACGACCAGCACCAGTGCTCTCAGCAAATGGAAACCCATTTTCCGCCAAGTAATTTGCCACAACTTTTTGTGATCTATATCCACGATGTTTCCTACTCTGACTAGGCATGAGGCTCCCCTGTGATTGCCTCCCACACTTCTTTTGCAATCTGCTTACGCAGTTCTTCTTCACGGTACTTCCACGTCTTTTCTACGTGCTTAATACCAACCTCTTCATCTGTAAATAACTGTAGTTGTTCCCAGGTCATGTGTTGAATCTCCTAGTTCTTGATCTCATTCCACCACCATCTGATGTACGTCGAGTAAGCTCACGAGATACAACTTGTGAGTCTCTCTCGACATTGAGAGTTCTGGTTTCAATTAGTTTACGAAAAGCGTACTTAATGTCTAACTCATGCTGTAGATCTTGGATATCTTTGCTAGATGCGATCTGCGCCTTAATTAACGTAATACGGTCACCTTTTGCACCAGTCCAGTTGCTAAGCATACTAGCTGCTTCTGCGTTGTCCAGGTTTCGTTGTGCTTCTCTCTCATTGATAATAGATAGAGCCTGTGCGCCAGATAGATGATCATTCCACTGGGTAAACTGAACAAACAAATCCATAAGACCTTCGTCATCTAGCTCTGTAATATCTCTAGGAAGTACAGGGATATCATATTCTGGCTTGACGGTAAGTGAAAAACCTAGCTCGTTTAGTGATGCTAGTACATCTCTGCTTATGCTCATTTTTCCTCCTTGAATGGTGCGCATCGTTCACAGCCATTTACAGAATTAATACTACAAACTGGTGGGCGGTTATTGTCTACGGCCCAAGCTACATCTAGTGCCTTGTCAAAAATTTCTTGTGTAAACTCTGGGTTGTATTGTACTACAAATTCCTTATAGTCTTGATTGGCTTTAAGTTCATAGATAAATACAATTTCTTTAGGGGCATTAGGAAGTAAGCCTTCTTCTACCATTAGGTGGCAAAGATGTAGGTATACCTGGCCCTGCAAAAGGTGAGAACGAAAAGGTGTTTTAATATTTTTCCAGGCTTTTTCTAGATCATTGTCTGATTGCGCAAGTAACGCAGGAGCTTCAAAACGTAGAGTACCTACACCAACAGACTTAATCTCAATTAGGAAATCGTCTCCAAGACCTTTCACCCAACCATCAGCGTGTCCGCTTATTTTATGCTTAGCACTGCGTAGCGGTACTTCGGCGTAGTCCACACTCTTATGTACATCTTTAGACACGGCCCAAGAAGTACCTGTAGAGTCTGACCACTTGCCGTATAGAACACCCATTTCTTTTAACCAATTTTGCCACTTAGCATGGATAGTATGACCTTCAGCAAAGATAGATGCTAGGCGTAGAGCAGGCTTTTCACGCACCTCTTTATAGTTACCAAGAAGTGCATGGTATTGAGCTAACGCACACCACTCCGGTTTAATAATATCAGAAGGGTGTATGACCTCCATATTGCGGGAATCAAAGGGCTTAGATAGAACATGACGCTCTATAGCACCCATCAACCGTGTTTCTCTTTTACTTGTGCTAAGAAACTTTTTAAGTTCTTTACTCTCTAGAGTCCTCGGTTTTGCCATATTTCATACCCTCTTTCTCAAGCCATTGGTTTAAAGTTAAACCTTTTTTCTCATACTTACGACGTGCTGCATTACG